AAACACCCGTGGACCATTTTAAGGAACAATTTAAACTGTGTCCCGTCCACGAATGTTTCGTCAACCAATTTGCCAAATTTTTCGTTCTCAATTCTGATGTTGTATGTTGAAGTTGTCATATCTATTTGATTTATTCTACAAATTTACAAAAACTATTTCATATTTCCTAACGCCTCAATAACAGAATCTGCACTATTTCCCCCCATAGACACTTGAGCGATAGTGAATACGATTTTACCATCAACCTCTGAGTAGTTAAGGATAACCGCACTTCCGTTAGGGTTTTTTACCACCATTTGATTTCTGTTAGTACTAACGTTATTAATTTTGTTACCACCAAAATCAATATCAGAATTTCTGTAACGTTTGTAAGCTTCACCGAAAGCATTATTACGAACTTCGTTATCTTTAATTTTTCGGTTATGAACTTCCCACAATCTTTTAACGTAGTCCTCAACAATTGTTACAACAGGTTTGCCTGTTTTGTAATAAGACTTAATCTCCTCATTACCAACTCTAACTTTTAACTTATAACCATAACTCTTATTTCTCCAACCACCTTTCGGAGTTGTCGTGTGCTCTTCAACATAAACAATAATACGATTGTTAGTCTCGCCTTCAGGTAGTTCACCCTTATAAACAATTTGAGAATTGTTATAGTTCTCAGAAATTTCACCAATTTTAACTTGGTCATAACCAATACTGTTACCTTGAGGGTCTAATTTATAAACTTTTACAGGCCAAGTTTGAATGTCCTGAGTTTTAACCAACTCAAATTTATCGGAATGTTTTTGAATTTCTTTGAAATATTTATCCCACTCAGACTCAACTTTTGTCTGTTTAGATTTAAAATTACCCGCAGTTTTTTGAGCTAAGGCGATATTGTCTTTGATGTGTTTTTGTTGGTGTTCTTTTAGGGTCATGGTGGAAGTTTTTGTGTTTGTTTTACAAATATAAGCACATTATTTTAATTGGCCAAATTTATTTAAAGACTAAATATCCGGTGTTAGACCCTTCAAATTATAGGTCTCTTCCAACATTTCAACTTGTAAGGAATACTTACAAGTTGGTGTTAGACCCTTCAAATTATAGGTCTCTTCCAACCAAGGAAATTACGACAAGGCAACCGATTTGGGTGTTAGACCCTTCAAATTATAGGTCTCTTCCAACCAGTCTCTTATAACTCCCCGTACTTGTTGGTAATTCATACCAAAAATGGATTCTAAAAATGACCAAATTTCATAGTAATTTATGTAACCGTATCCATTTTTTTTATCCTGATAATAATAAAATAATGGTAATCTATCTTCATTAACATAACATGTTTTATTATCCATAACGATTGGTTTTAAATTCCCAAAGTTATTATTGAGCCATGTTAAAGCGACCTTATCTAATTTATTTTCAATCATTTTATCTTTAATTCTTTAGTATATTGTTCAACATAAAACAAAATATTATATAGATTGTTTGGATTCCCTATAAATATCCCTCTCTTTAATAGTATTTCTTTTATCCCAAAGTTTTTTACCTTTAGCTAACACAATATTAACCTTAAGTAACCCTCTATCATTCTCATATAATACATGAGGAATGATTGTATAACCCTTAACCAACTCTGATTCAAGTTTTCTTAATTGTTTTTTCTTCAATAACAGTTTTTTATCGGTACCAATATTATCATTCCCAATTCCTTGGATGAGGATTCCTTTCATAAACAACTCCCCATTATTAAAATAACAGAATGAGTCAGTCATAGAAATTTTTCCTTCTCGGATTCTCTTCACCTCAACACCCGTTAATTTAATACCCGCCGATAATGTTTCCTCAATAAAGTACTCAAACTTAACTTTTCTATTCTCAATACGAACTTTTATCTTCATAATCACAAAGGTATATATAAAAAACAAAAAACCCTAACAAATTCTTACATTTATCAGGGTTTAATATTAACCAACTAAGAAAGGGATTGTTGGGGCTATTTAGGTTATAAATATAACAAACTTTTCAAAAAGAAATATAGTATTTAAAGTTTTATTATAAAAACATAATATATTTATAAATATGATATTAAAAATCAACGATAACAAATTTAAAGTAAAGGTTATGATGAGTCAGAAAGATACTCAAAAGGGTATGATGGGTCGTGATTTTAATTCCAACTTTAACGGTATGTTGTTCCTAATGGATAAAGGTTCTCATGGTTTTTGGATGAAGGATTGTATCATCCCATTGGATATTATCTTCATTGACGGTAATACAATAACTAAAATACATCATAGTTGTCCTCCATGTAAATCGGAAGACTGTCCTAGTTATGTCGGAACAGGAGATACTATTTTAGAACTTAGAGGCGGTACCTGCAGTGAATTGGGTATTGAATCGGGGGATATTATCCGTTATTAATCTTACTTTGTAAAACTCTTACAAATTCATTCTGAATCATTTTTGTGAATTTAACATATGGCGAGTCCTCACTTTCAGAATCGTATTTATAAGCTCCTGATGGTGGTCTTTTTGACCTTCCAAGATAACTTAAACCCGAAATGTTAGTGATACATTTATGACCCCCACTGTTAGCCTGAATCAAATCCCAAGCATTAATTGTTATCTTATCTAACATTAATCTATGTTCTTCAGGTAATTCTGTGAATGGTATTTCCATCATTTCCCCAATATGTGTTAATGTTTCTCTACCGTTGTCAATTGTTTTGTACTTGTTACCATATAACGCAACAAAGTCTTTAAAAGTAAAACCAACAGAATCTGGTCCAAAACCTTTTGACCTTTCCGATATCCACTTAATTGTTGATAATGGGATTTCTTTCTCTTTTAAACTACCTTCCCATTTAGAAAGTACTTCTTGAGCAATCTCCCCTAAGTTAACCCCTTTTAATTCTCTTTCTTTCTTATAAGGATTACAAGACGCTTGTACCAAACCTAACGGCCAAGCAATAACAATAAAGTCCGCCTCAGGATTATTTTTGAATGGTGTATATCTGTCATAAGAACCCGGCTTCATCATATTACCACCACCGTATTGAACAATGATATTTCCCTCAACTTTAACATTGGGATTGGTTTTCATTTGATTGATATAGGTTTCTTTATTCTTTTGTAATTCAGGAGCTTTAGCATATCCCTTCTCAACCATAATTCTTTTAATGTTTTGTAATATATTCATTAAAGATGGTGAACATTTTAATACAAGTTCTTCTAAGAACCCTGTTTTGTTTTTAAAGGCCAATAACAATTTATTTGCAACCAAACCTAAAGCCATTTTGTTTTTGGCCAAAGACGAATCTTTATCTAACTTAAATAAGTAATTAATAACTTGGTCAACAGAAATATCATTCATCGCAAAGTTTGCAGAGTCTACTGTTGAAATTAGTAAGATATCACTACTTGGGAATATTTCTCTTGGTGATACCACTTGAGAGATTGTCTCTACATTGGACCTTGAGTGCCTAAATGACACTGATTTTGTGTCCTCAGCTCCCGCTTGTCTATCATGGTGGTCAGTATGAATAACAAACATTGGTTTACCGTGAGCAAAATCAACAAGGACCGGCATTGTATCTCCTTGAGCGTCATTCTTTTTAACGGAAAATTCTTTATCCCCATATTGGATGACATGGGCATCAACGACTTTAATCCCGTTGTCCTCAAGATATTTTTTCATCGCAATTGCGGTAGTAACACCATCTAAATCTTGGTGGAAATAAATTTCCGCTTTAAGATATCTTTTAGCTAGTTGATTAATATCTCTTAACCCACTTTCGTTGAGTAATTTTCTCATATTATATTAAAGAGCCAATAACTTTACTTCCGGTTCCTCCTCCTCCACCTCCAAATAATGACATTAATGCCGATACTGGGTCCATTCCTCCTCCTCCTGAAGTTTGAGCGGTAGAACTTGTTGGTGGTGGTGGCGGTGTTGCTCCTCCACTTTGTGTTAAATCTTGTTCGGCATATTGTTTTGCTTGGTCAGTTTTTTCATATTCATCAACTCTACCTTGTAAATCACCATATGTTTCTTCTAATTCTTCAGGACCAACAAAGTTAGCTAACCCTAAATAATCTAATAATCCTAAATACCATTTTGTTCTTCTCATAAGTGCCCTTGTTGCTCTATTACCAAAAAGTCTACCCATACCACCTGCGACATATTTACTAGTAAAAGATTGTCCTTCACCTTTATAATCTCTGAAACCTCGGAATGAACCTTGTTTTTTTAATTCTGACGCTAATAATTCTTTCTCTGATTTACTTAATACCGACTCACCTTTAGCGACAAGTTTACTTGTTATTTCACTTGACGCTTTCATCTCTTTACTAGCCTTACCAAAAATATTAACAAACTCTTCAACAACTTTAACTAACCCTGTTCCTAATAAAGGAACTTTTCCAACTGAGGCCCTTAACATTTCAACTAATTTAGTTCCCCAAGAAGGTACCTTCTCAACTAACTTAGCAATCGGGCCTCCCGCAACTTTTGCGGTTTTTGCTATCTTAGTCGCATCCCCAGCGATAGTTGCGGCCTTAAAAGCTTTAACGGTACTACCACCAAATTTCATAACACCTATAACAGGTTTCGCAATTAAATCCCCTAAATAAGGTACTGCTGATACCCATGATAAAATTGCAAATAATTTATCACCTTGTCTCCAATAACTAATTCCGTTAACAATATCCACAACACCTGTAGGGTCAAAAATACCTACAATATCTCCAACGGTGTTATACCAACGAGATTCGGTTACTAACATAGCTTTTTTAGGGTAAATTACTTTTAAAAATTCAAGGACAAATTGTCTATCAATTCCTGATAATTTATTCCATTTTTCATCAAGAAGTTTTATTTGTTCTTCTTTATATATTTTAACCATCGTTTCTTTTAGTTCCGATTCGGTAAGAGATAATTTATTCATATGAAATGTTTTTATTTATAAATATCATAGAAACAAAAAAAGAAGAGAGATGTCTTCTTTTTTAACTTCACACTATCTTTGTTAGTGGCGGATTTTTAAATATTGCAAAATGATTATCCTCAACTTTATAATTTTTGTTATCGAAGATTAGTATATCCTTTGTATTGGTGAATATGATATAGTCTAACGGCTTACTTTTATAGTTCTTCATTTGATATGTATTCACAACATACTCATTTGTCTCCTCATTAAATTTACTCCATGTTAGGGGTTTTATTTGACCGTATTTAATTCCTGTCGGTGTTGTTATTTCAACATCTTTCCCATCATATCTATCTTGGTTTGACCCAGAACAAAATTGTTTGATTTTTGATGGGTCTATATTAAATGGGGCGTCAATTAATTTCTGAATCGTTAAATTTTCTGTCTTGGTTCCTGACGTATACGATTTGATGTTAAGACCAACCAGTTCTTTTAATCTATCCCCTCCTTTAAATAATTTCTCCTTATTAGTAGTAACCCATTCTTCAAACTTACTAATCGTGACTTCATCAGGTATATGACTATTATCAAATACTCCGTGCATATACCACTCAATTAATTTTTTAATAACCATCGGATTGGTGTCAAAGTAATTTAAAATTGACCATGTTTGGTTTGGTACATTCGTCCCTTCGATATTAATTAACCCAACCTCACTATTACATATCCCAACACCATCAATAAAACTATTATTACCTAAATTATTAGGATAAAGATTGGTTAGTGTATCGGTAATGAATTTAGGAAATCCTGATACTTTTTTCTTTAAAAAGTTTTCATCTAACTTAATTTCATGTGTCTCAAGTTCTCCCTTTATCTTATCGTATTCATCAATAGTAATATATGGAACGTTACTAGATTTAGTTAATTTAACTTTCTCTAACGGGAATTCAAAAGTTTCATTCGTTAGAATATTAATAAGTTTAACTTTAATATCAAAATTACTGTCCTTTAATTCTTTAAGTTTATTGGCATCATCTTTAGTAACACCATTAATATAAACAAACGTCCTTTGGTTTTTCGTATCAGGATTAAAGTTAGTGTACCTCACCTCAATATCCTCAGGGAATTCTATATCAACTTGTTGTTCAATTAATAATTTAAAATACTGTTCCTCTGTTACTAAAATTTTCATAACTATAAATATACCGAAATAAAAAAAGGGGTTAATTAAACCCCTTCTTCAAAAACTAATTTATTTTGTCTCTTTTCATCAACAAATGCTTGTATTCGTTTACGAGATATTTCACAATAATCAGGACTTAATTCAATCCCAATCCACCGTCTATCCAATATCTCAGCAGCCACACATGAAGTTCCACTTCCGTTGAATGGGTCAAGAACTATATCATTCTTATAAGACAATATCTTAATCGCCCTTGTGGGAATATCCATTGAGAACGTAGCCTTTGTTAAAGATTTGGTGTCGGCAAAATATTTCCATTGTCCAAACACTAATTCCATGAACTCTTTCTTATCCATATCGTCATAAACAACTTTTTTCTTAGTCGTACCATCTTCTTGAGGAATTTCAGTTACAACACCTGTCCATTGTGGCTCACCTTTAACAGTCTTAATGTGTTTATGTTTATATGCCAGTATCACACATTCCTTTGGGTTATAAATATAAGGTCCAGATGGACTCATCCACGAACCCCAGGCAGTTGTTTTACTCCTATGTGGACTGTCTTCCTCAAGGTCAACGATACCGAAGAACTTATAACCAATTCTTTTCATAACTTGATAGACTTCAGAACAAAAGAAAATTCTACCACCTTTATCTTGTCTATTTATTTCGTAGGGGAGATTTAACGCAATTCTACCATCGTCTTTCAATAACAGATACGCTTCGGTTAACCATTGTTTAGTAAATTTTAGATATTCATCAAAATATACATCATCATTATGAACATCATAATTAATCCCAACACCGTAAGGACAACTCGTCACAATTAAATCAATTGAATTGATTGGCATATCAGCCATAACATCAATACAATCACCATTAATTATCGTACCTATAATATCTTCTAAATTCCTCATATTTTACTTTTTTTCTAATGTTTTAATGTGATGTTCTAAATAAAATAACGCTTTTTTTAAATCTTCAATTTCTTTTGTAGGGTCTTTCTTACCCGCTCTTGAAATATACTTCACGGTGTTGCCAAGTGAAAACCCTAAGTCCCAAGCATCAATTACCTTGATGGTTTCATATGGATTCGAATCTCCACCATAATGACTCGGGTGGTCTACTGGACAGTGTCTGCTAAGGTACGTTAAAATTTTTGGGTCAGTATCGGTCTTCCCTACCCCTGCAAAAACAATTTTATCTGGCGCAAAACCAGTTTCCAAAGCCCTTTTAACCTCATTGCCACTGACACAATCGGCACCTAAATCGGGGTTTAAAATTTGACTAAGAATTTCGTGATTTTTTTTATTCTTTTGGTTGTCCATAACTAATTGGTTTTAATAATAAATCTGTCTCACCAATAATAACTCTAAGTTTTGTTATCATCAAGTCATCACCAGAATAAGAATGTTTTCTTTCAAAGTTAATACCCTTAACAATCATTTTTAATCCACCAACAACAACTCCTGTTGGGTCCAAATACTCTAAAGTTATATCAGTAATCTCTAATAATTCTTTTGGGTTATATGTATCCATAACCGTTTCAAAAAACTCGGTTTTGAAGATAACTGATTCTCCTTCATTATACATTTTGTACTTTCTAAACAAGTATGGATTAATTTTTGTTGGATGGGTTTTAATAATCCATCGATTTTCCAATAAAGGTTCAACAGGTATAAACTGTTTTAAATTTTCCATATTAATCTTCTTTATATTCGTTTAATAGTTGTTCACTAGTCAGAATTCCGTTGTATTTTTTTGCTATCTCATCAAAGTTTTTCATACTAACATTGGTATACATGTTGTGGACAGTCTCGGCTAGTTCATCCGCCATGTTAATTGTTTCAGAAATAACTTTGACTATTTCATAAGGGTTCGCATTTGATGCTGGTCGTCTATCCTCAATATGCCCTTTCCACTCTTTAGCCGTTGACACAGGAACTCGAATAGACGCTCCTCGGTCACTAACACCCCAACTGAACTTATCAATTGATTGTGTCTCGTGTCTCCCTGTAAGTCTTAGTTCATTATCCGAACCATATACCTCAATATGCTGGCGTCTTCTTGACTCTAACGAATTGAATAGTGCGGTGAAGTATTTTACCCCTCCTTTATTTCTCATTTTATCTGTTGAGAAATTTGTGTGTAACCCAGAACCATTCCATTCACCATAGACAAGTGGTTTAGGGTGATATTCAATATAATATCCATATTTTTCAGATAACTTTTCCATGAAATATCTTGACATCCAAAGGTCATCTCCCGCCTTTAATTTACCTTTAGAGAATACTTGATACTCCCATTGGCCTAAAGCCACCTCAGCGTTAACTCCTGTTATGTCAATACCCATTGTTAAACAGAAATCCATATGTTCCTCAACAATATCTCTGCCAACAACATTAGACCCCACACCACAATAATATTTTCCTTGTCCTTCAATTGACCCTTCACTATGACCTAATATTGGTTTGTTTTTACCTTCACGGATAAAAAACTCTTGTTCAAATCCGAACCACATATCTTCATCTTCTTCGCCTAACTTGGCTCTTTGATTTGTTTCATGAGGAGTCTTCCCATCGGGATTCATAACCTCACATAAAACGTAAATTTTAGAAGTGTCAATCAGTGAACAATAAACTCTTACAGGTTTTAAAATACAATCAGAATTATCCCCTTCCGCCTGTAATGTTGACGACCCGTCAAAATTCCATTCAGGAATACCGTCTAATTTATAGATTTGTTCTTTAACAACTTTAATTTTACTTCTTAAATTTGGTTCAGGTGTATACCCGTCAACCCATATGTACTCGATTCTTGTCATTTTTTTTTATTTTTTATAGTGTAGTAGTTATTTTCTTTAGTTAGGATTCCGTCTTCAACCAACTCATCCAAATATTCTTTAGCCTCAAATTGATTTGTCTTTAATATATTAGAACTGATAAATTTTAAATCTAATGGTTGTCTTAATTTTGACAAAAGTAATTTAGTATTAAATGATTTCCCCATTCTTAATCATTTTTAAAATTTCTTTATCTTCAACACCTTTTTGATATAGTTTGAATACTTTTGTGGAGGCCTCATCTGTAAAAATAAGTGCATCAACGGAAAACACTTTTGATAACGGATAATTGTTCTTTAAAAACTCTTTCACATTATCTAGTTTAACAAATCTTTTATTGAACCCCATTTGGTAATAATTTTTTAGTTTGGTTATTCTTTTTTTTAACTGTTTGAATAATATAGGACATAATCTTTCTTTTGAATATAGGGATTAGTGTTTCCTCTAATGGGAATATCTCGTCACATAAAACTTCAAATAATGGAAATTTATTAATCTTAACTTTTTCTTTAGTTGACAAAAAATTAAGTATAATATCGTTAATTGTCAAATTATCTTCATTACCTTGATGTATTAATTTCAAAAATGTTTTGCTTTGAACATCTGTTTTGGACACTTTTCTTGTATTATATCTCCAAACATATAAGGTCTCTTTAGTTTTATAATAAAAAAATCCAGTCTTTGATTCTAAATTGTTCTTGTTCTTTTTAACATTAATATGTATTGAGTCGTACACAATAGACCATATTGACTTAGCTATTCCGAAGTAATCTTGTAATTTTGGGTGACTGTATTTTAGAATCTTTCTATATTCCAAAAACTCATCTTCGGCCATGATAGGGATATTCTTAACCTTAAGGTCAGATATGATTAATTCATCGTCAAAGGACGATAAAACTTTTTCAGTATATAGAATTTGGTTTTGATTGAGTAACGTTTGGATATTCCCTAAATGTAGAGATAGTTCGGTGAACATAGGGTACACCTTCATCTCCTCAAGATTTTTATTTAGTTTTTGGAAATACCCGAGTAAGATGTATTGTTTTTGTTCGGAATCAATAATTCCTTCAAACAACCAATCGGTATCCATCACAAACTTTAATTTATTTTTTCTAACTGTACTCATTTTACTCAAAAAATATAAATAAAGTTTTATAAAAAATGAATAGACTTACTCAACTCTCATAACATAATATGTTTCATTGGCAATACTTACTGAATCATAATTTCCGTCATAACTATTCATAACTCCCCATCCATCAGATTCAACTAATGCCTTGGCTAAATCTTTTTCATCAACAAAGTCCTTAATATTTAACCCCCATTCTCTAATAAATGATATTGGATTATCCAATGCCTCGTCAACTTTATCCTCAACAACTTTGTCAACCATTTCTTGAGTTGGTTCTTTATCTGGTTCAATATTATCTAATTCGTCTTGAGCCTTGTCACGATTTTCTGTCGCTTCATCAATCATCTTTTGAATTTCATCGTGTCTTTGAGAATATTCATCGGCATCTTCAATTTCGTCCTCCAAATCATTTTGTTCTCCTTCCATTCTTTCAATATATTCATCTAATTCTTCAATATAAGATTCTAAATGTTCTTGTCGTTCTTCTTGTTCTTTTGTCAACTCAAAGTCATCGTCATTAAAGAATACGTCAGGATTTTGCCAAACATCATCCGTATACCAATCTTCAACATAACTTTTAAGATAATCAGTATCAATATGATTTTCAATAAAACTTTCATTAAATCCCTCAATACCTGAATCCCTAATAACTCCCTTGGCATAATCTAAGGCTCCTTCATCCATTTCCGAGTCTGTACCAACAGAATACGCTCTACCAACTAAACCATCAACACCAATAACTTCAAATTGTTCCATATCATAGAACTTATAAGTGGTTGGAAATATATTATATATGTCCGCAACGTTTTCTTCCAATTCACTTATTTCCCCCTCAATTTCATTAATTCTATCATACAATTGATTATATCTATCAGAATCCTCTTCTTTGTCGTACTCCTCAGTTACTCGTTCTAACTCAATCTTTAAATTTTTAAGGATTTCTTTTTGTTCGTCATCTAACTCTACAAGGTCACCATTATCCACTAACCATTTAAATAACGCATTGGCTTTAAGACCTTCATCATCCGTATCATCAATTGACCATTCATTATTCTGTCTTCTTTCCTCACCATTAGCCATTTTTATTGCTAGTTCACGCGCTTTTCTTTTTCTTTCAACAGGTGTGTTACCATCCCACACATAACCTTTTACCTTTATACCTGAAATATCTGACACATTTGTGTTAGAAATATCTAATCTACCATCAACATAACCAACATTACCTAAGGAATCCGTTGGTGTGTCACTAATTTTTAAATGACCAGTTATCCATAATGGTTTACCTTGAAACTTTGGTAACTTACTAATTCCTTTACCATGATATCCAGATAACTTCATTAACTCCAAATACTCTTCAGGACTTATTTTATAAAACTCGTCTTCAACTTGTTCAATTATATTCCTAACTAAGTTACGTAGTTTACTTTCAGTTAGTATGATTTTTTTTCTCATATTAATAAATACCTCAAAATTAAAATAAGTTAATATTTATAAAGGTATGTCATCAGGAATTTATATTATTAAAAATACTCAAAATAATAAAGTATATGTTGGGAGCTCCGTTAATGTTAAAAACAGAGAATATAAACATTTTTGGATGTTAGGTCGGGGTGTTCATGATAATCCACATTTACAAAAATCATACAACAAATACGGTAAATCTTCATTTATTTTTGAGGTAGTGGAAATTTGTGACGAGTCTAAGTTAATTGATAAAGAAAATTATTATATATCTAATTATAAATCCAACGTTATATCTTTTGGGTATAACTTAGCAACTGTAAATGAGTTTAGACGAAATACCTTCAATGATGAGGTTAAAGTTAAACTATCAAAATATAATTTAATTAAGAATAAAAATTTTTTTAAGTTTTCATTGACAAATATTGATACTATGGAGATATTTATATTTGAGAGTTTAGTTGATGGTGCCAATTACCTTATTAAAAACGGATTTACAAAGGGTAGTCCTCGAAATATTAGGATGAAAATATCAAGTTGTTTACGTGGAGTTAAATTAAACAACGGGTATCAAGGGTCAATCAGAAAAACTTGTTATAAACATATTTTTAAAATAATAAACTAAACTAAAAAAAAACAATTAAGATGAGTTGTGGATGCAAAAACAAAAATAATGGAACTCAGGCTCAGCCAGCACAAAATGCTCAACCTAGCCAAACTCAACAAGTTAAATCTCCTACTATTCAAGAGTCAATCAAGAAAGTAGTTGAGAAGTATTACAATAAGAAGTAATCGTGTTACATTATCAGAATTGAAGAGGGTTATCCCTCTTTTTTTTTATCTTCTATTTAACATTCTTGTTTTTTTAACTATCAATTTCACATAACAAATGTGTATGAGATATATTAATCCAAATTCAAGAAGAGGTATTGTTAACAAATTAGCCGATTACATTCTAAATCAAATAGATAAATCACAAACAACCCGATTACAGGTCACCGACTTTAAAACATTTTACGTTGTTAATGGTAATACCGACTCAGATAAAGTATTAGACTTATCGGTAATCAAAGAATCTTTTTACAAAGAAAACAAAGAGGTCTTAACTTCTTTAGGAGTTAAACAGATTAACCTTATCGACATCATTGAATACAAACAACCTATTGGTCAATTAGATTACTATTTCGACCTTTATAATAGTGAGAGACCATTATACCATCAACACACGATTAATGAACTAAGAAGTGATTTAAGAGGTCGTTACCAACAAAGTCACCTTAACTCAATTAACTATACTAACCGACTTGAGTTAGAGTTCGATTATCCTTGTAACTATACAAACCTAAACACATATAACACCACAGAATTCATGTCTGTATCGTCAGAATTTCCATACGGGTACAGTTTGAATATGGGTAGGTTAGATTTATATTATTCTGAATATGTTTCTAATCACCTGTTCACCCCATTAGTTACAGACAGATTAGAGTTTATGATTACAAAACAAAAAGATGATAAGGAAGATTTAACCATTTCAGTTAATTCAAACTCAATCTATAGTAAAGAAAAAGTTAAATCATTAATCTTAGACGTATTTGATTTTAATCTTGGTAAATTCCAAAGTAAATTTTTAGAAAACTATAATCTAAGTACCGAGATTAACAATCAGTTATCCTCTAAACCATGGTTGGTTAAAGATAGGAGTTCAGATATAATATTATTTTAAACTCGTTTAGAATAAGAAATAACCTGATAGAAGTCCTTAGTCCCATCACAATATTCCTTCATCAAGTTTAATAGATTTTTAAACATAAAAGCATTTTTAGTTTGCTTCTCACACTTGATGAACAACTCCATTAATCCTGATAAGAATTCTATACTAAACGCACCTGTATTATCTAATAAGTCATACTTCTCGGTAAAGTATTCGTTATAAAGAAGTTTATAATTATTACGTTCTTCTTTAGTTGAGAATGGTTCAATCTTATCATAAATCTCAATCCATTCTTTAATGTAATTGGAGATGTCACTAGGAGAATATTCTGACTTAATGATTAGGTCAACAATCCAATGTGTATGAGATGGCGCACGTAAACGTGATTTTATCTTAGTTGATTTATATTTGATAATAAAATCTAACTCAGGGTTGTCACCTCGACTACCTTGATAAATAACCAAAAAACTCCCATCGGATAATTCCCATTTATTTAATGGTGTGTGGGCAACACCATTTTTATTAAAATTAAGGTTCATCTTAATTATTTAAAAGGTTACAACATATATTTCTTAATAATCTCAACTCCTTCAGTGATTTCATTAAAGTGTTTATCGGGAACGAAGACGTGTGATGTTGGGTTTTCACTCTCGTGGTCCTCAACAATCATAAAAGCAGGAACATAATCACTACCCGTTATTTCAACAAATAAATTATGTTCTTTTTTATGCTTATCAATATCACGTTCATAATATTCAATGTTCTCATCAACTAATTGTTTTTTCATCATATCACAAAAGTGACACCCTTTCATGGTATATAATATTACTAAATTATCCATTTATTAAATTATTTACTAATTGTTTAATTTGATACTCCATTTGAATACCTGATTGAGAATGAACTTCTTTACCCCCTGAAAATGATTTTATAGTGGGGATTGACCGAATACCTAATTGTGATACTAATTCTCTATTTCTATCAATATCCATCGTATATAATTGAACCTCAGAGTTTTCTTTTTTAACCTCCTCAGAAACTTTATCAAAAACTGGTTTCATTGCGTTGCAGGGGCGGCACCACGTACCCCAAAAATCAACAATTAATTTTTCTCCATTGTTAATTTTTTCCTGTAATAATTCTTGTGTAATTTCCATAACTTTATTTTAATCTTTTTAATGTTTGTATTGAGAATTCTGCCACTTCATATCTATCGATTGTGGTTAAGATAAATAGAGTTAACTCTTCATTTATATATATCATGATTCCTGTTGAATCGTAGATTACAAATTTTTCTATAGTATTTTTTTTACCGTCATCTGTAATAAATTCGTTAATCCAAACTAACTCAGACTTACCTAAGAATTTATTGATAGACTCTTTAGTTTTATTTGGGTTAAATTCAATAACCGAGGGATAAGATTTAAACTTATCTATAAAAATATTAATACAATGTTTTGGTATATTTTCCATATTATTAATTTAAATCGTTTTCTAATAAAGGTAAAGGTTCCTCCAAAATTTCTGGAAATGGTAGGTTACCATAATTACTAGTCGGTCTGTTGTTTATTCTTGGGTCCTCCCAAGTCAACACTTTTAATGACTGAGTCGTATTTATTGGTCCATGAACATAATATGGTTTATCAACAAAATGTGACCCCGACTTAAATTCCTTATAACCAATTTTTAAAATCACACTAGGCAATTCAAATAATTTAGCCGACATTAATTTACTTATTTTTAAATCCAACATCATTAAAGGTTTTTTCCATTCATCATCCAATCTTTTATTAAACCTACCCAAAGTTTGTGCTCGTTTTAATTTAAATAATTTATTCTCCTCAGAAATAGTAAATTCAATAGTCGCCCTTACTTTAGAATCTTGACTACCCTCTCTAAAAGAAATAATTAGTGACGGAGCCGTGTCAACATATGTTTTTACACAATTAGATTGTATGAAGGATTCCATATTATACTCGTCAGACGTTTTTAATAATATTGGGTAGTAAGTCGTTCCATCAATATTAAGAGGTTCTTGTACTCTATTTGTAAACTCCTTACCATATATTCTTTCGAATGTTCCTTTAGTATAAAAAGAAACCTTATCACTCAAAACCATATGTTCATTAGTAAAACTATCGTAGTCCTTGGAGTCCCATTTAACAGGTTCAAATTGACGTAATTGGTTTATCATTCTGAAATGGTCATAGTATGTGTTTATATCCACATCACCACGTAGAACTTGTTTAAACACCTCAAAAGAATTATTTTTCTCTTTCTTAGATAAATCTTTTATGTACCCCGTCATTCCTCCATTAATATATAAATTACATTCAAAAACATCTTGAATTAATTTATCGTCTTGGGATGACATGAATTCCTTACCAAAAAAATCATTGGTGAATTTAAAGAAATCCAATCCTCGAATGTTGGTGACCTTATGTAATACTCGTTTAATCTTATCACCCTGTAATCCGTGGATAAACATAAACGCATCCATAAATTTCAATTTATGTTTAACATAATCTTTCTTTTTAGGTTGGGGGTAAATGTTAATAAATGTACTCCAATTATTTGGGGACTTTATTTTATGCCCGTCCAAATATAGTTTAAATAAAACCTCAGTAGGAGTGTTCAGTACATATTTTTCAGTATTAGGGATGTTGTCAATAAAATGTGCTATAACATCATTTACAACAGTATTGTTGATTAATAGTTCAGGAGTCTTTTCTAAGACAATTCTAACCGTCGCAAATAATATACTTGACATCCTATTAAGAGAATCGTCATAGAAACAATTACGTTTAACTCTTTTAGTAAATTTCCTTTTCTTATGGTAATTAGTAATATATCCAGAGTATAAGGAATGGGTTATGTAATTGAACGTTATGTACTGTACTTTGGTCGTCACCCTGAAATAAGATTTACCTTGTACCCGACTTCTTTGATATTCAAAAAACTTAATCGCAACTTTCTTGTCGTCCTTAGTCACAACAACTGTTGGTCGATAAATCATAACAGACGCCATCGGATTACCATAGTTTTCAACAAAATCTTCCTCAGTGTATAATGATTTATCAATAGTCCATTTAGGATGTTTTGAACTATACATCTCACTGTCTTTCATTTTAAACGGACTATAAAGGTTATCCTCATTCTCAACACTAAACTCTTCAGTCTCAAGGTTTCCGTTGAACTCATTATGGGATTTAAAAATATTTGTGGTATATTTAGATTTAGTAAACTTATATATCTCCGCCATAGTTAATTGTAAAATGGAGGGGAAACTCCCCTCCTTGTGTTAGTATGAAAACTGTTCTGCTAAATCCCAAAGTTTAGTATTCACTTGGTTAACCGCCATGATACTCTTTAATCCTTTCGAGGAAGTCTTACGACCACGAGATGAGGTATACTCAAGTCCTCCACGAATAAAGTTCTCCTGAACCACATTGAACACTGTCCATAGGTCGTTCTTGTTATCCTCTTCTCGTTTAGGATACATGATTGCCATGACATCTAAAGTTGCCGGAACTGTACCTGTTTTCCAACGAGTGTTAATAGCTTGTTTAACAAATTGGATTTTTTCAGGTGTAGTTAACACCTTAGTCATCATTCGGTCAACAGATGATTGGATAATAGGTAAACGTTCCGCAAAACTCTCTGTAAGTTGTTTTACCTCATCCAAATCAAATCTTTGGTGCCTAAGGTTAAATGATTCTGAAAGTGACGTAGGAACAGTTAAACCGTTACTACAAACCAATCTATGAAGACCAGCACTCACCGAGAAAGTTGCAATACCATTATGTGAATTACGGATGATTGCCTCAACCAAACAGTCTCCGACTTTTGGAAGTCCCCCATTACGAAGTCTTAGTTCGTGAACACCGTAAACCCCAAGGCCAGTTTGTTTTACAGATGAAAGTTCCCACCCTTGTTTTTGGAAATTATCCAAGATATCCATAGTAGGTACGAACACGTACTTGTCGGACATTTTAGGCGATGGTTTAGTTGCAAAGATTGCAGGTGCGGTAGATTTAATTTCTTCAATAGTCATCATATGTTTCTGTTTTAATATTAGAATACAAAGATACACTAATTTTTGAATAAAACAAAACTAATTTAAAAAAATTGAACCGAATTTGGTTTCTTGTACGATACTATATAATTTGGATTTATCATACTCAATTGACTTAACTTTTTTAAGTTCAACAACAATATCAATAATCTGTTTTTGAGTTAATGAAACTTCATCACCAACTTCACTATTTTTGATACATTGTTCCCTAACTTTTTTGTAAAAAGACTCTTTCAGTAAATCACCAATAAGGTCAATTAAATCGTTAGGATTCTTATTGAAAAAACTTATTAATTGGTTTATATATATGTCAACATCAACATCACCCATAGCACTATTTTTTTACAAAGGTACTAAAATTAATTTACATAATAAAACCCATTACCTTCATTACTTAATTTTTCTTGTAATGCTGGCGGTATTTTAACCTTAGGATTACTGTCTTTCAAGTTAATGAAAGCTAATCCAGAAATATTACCAATTCCGACAGGTAATGAAACTAAGTGCTTGTTATTAGGTAACGCTAAGAAATTTAAGTTAGTCAACTTACCAATACTTTCAGGTAATGACTTAACGATATTTTGTAATAACAATGCTTGTAATGATGTGAATCGACCTAATGATTCAGGCACAACTAACGCAATATCTTCTTTAGATTTATTATTAATTAATAAATGTTCAATATCTTGAGGTAAACTGTCAAATAAATCATCAAATCCGTATAACGCAACGAATTTACCTGCCGAACTGTCAGGATAGTTAATTTCAACTTTATTACCGCCCTTGTTAACCAAACCTTTTGCGAACTCAGGTTTAAAGAAGTCCTTTAAATCCGACATAGGCCCATTTAAGTACTCAACAAGATTCACTTGTCTATCATGTCTATCCATATATTGATTTGACGGAAAGTGGAACTGGTATCGTTCTTCAGGTAACCCTGTTTTCTTACCTACTTTACCTTTATCATCATTAGGGAATATAACATATAACGGACCATCTTTAATGTATCCATTAAAATAAGTTAATCCAGGCGATGACGTACACCATCTTGATTCTCCTTGGTCGTACTCATGGAATCCACCATAGTAAATTGCCGCGTCTTTACCAACACTACCTTGGTCTTTAATACGAATCATTGTCCACTTAGGTCCTTCATAAATAATTTCACCACCTGCGTGATTGAAACCTTCTCTCGATTTCTTAGCCTCTTTTTTCTCCATCTCCGCCTTTTTCTTTTCAGGGATTTGGAAGTTAGATAACGTATCAAATAAAGTTCTTGGCGTAAACCTATTAATATCCCTTTGTTCTTGTGGAAGATATGTTTTAGCCCTTTCGAATTTTTTCAAATCATCAGTAGTCTTATATAAATCCTCAAGGAACAATCTTTTGAATTCCATCGTAGCTTTTTTATACGATTTACTTGTACGGTCAATTTCTTGGTCCGCAGGTAATTCTAATTCAGACATACTAGGATTAACAAAGTTTTTCAATAACCATTGAGCGTATTTTCCAACTTTAACAGTCTCCATATCATTTTCTGTCGCACCATCAACGTTAAATCCTTCAGGACCCTTAGTTGTTGGGTCAGCAAATATAATTTTTTTTAATGTTTCGAAATCCATTAAACCTTTCTCTTTAGTCTTTTTCTTATCAAGACTAACAGGCGGTTTAACCATTTTGTCAAATAATACTTGGAATCTTGATTGTTCCAAGATTAATTTAGATAATAGTGTTGTAATTTTCATTTTACAGTTTTTTTATTATATAAATATTCAGTGAAAAGGAATAATTCAATTTTTTAATAGTTCATTATTAAAAGTTCTTCTCCCATGGTTTGGGGTTTACCTTTTTTTGCTGCCGCGGCCTTAGCAAATTCCTTTTTTTCCCACTTATATTGGTTTTTAGGGAACCATTCAGATAAGAGTGGAAAATCATAATAAGACATACCAAATTTACCTTTAACTCTTTTTAAAGTATTCGCCAATCTTTCGTGGTCATTCCTATCAAAATCATGATTTGAATAGTAGTTTTCGGTTTTCCAATATGGAGCGTCCACATAGTGGAATGTTTTATCAGAATCATACTTTAATATTAAATCTTCAAAATCCATATTTTCAATATGAGTAATTTTAAGAAAATACTCTACCCAATCAGGTTTAGAAAGTTTATCTCGGAATGTTAAATATTTTGACTTATATTTTCCTTTAAGGTCAATAAATGAACTTGTTTCTGGTTTAGAACCACTAAAAACTTGAGTAACAACATAAACGTATTTAGCCGCGATTTCATAATCGTAAGCCTCTACCCTGAAATTCTTATCAAATATTTCAGCCTGAAACCTGATAAATTGTTCTTTACATATTTCAGGAGTTGGAAAGACATCTTTTTCTTGACACGGAATTTTATTTATCTCCTCCAATAATCTTGAAGGATTTTTAATACATTGAAATAAATTATAATTTAACGGATTTAAATCATTATACACAATTTTTTTAAGATTTGGGTACTTACTTAAATCCATATTAAAGTAACACCACATCATTCCTCCAAAACTTTCAGTATATATCTCCATATCATTTGGGTAATACTCTACTAACCATTTTCCTATTTTACTTTTACCACCAATCCAACTTAACATATTATTTTTTTCTATATTTTTGTTTATTTTTTATTGTTTCAATAACCTCATCAAATATAATCTTTTTTCTATTAAGAAACATCTAATTCTTTCTCAATATGACATTTACTACATATTTTTCCCATCATAATGTTCTTTTACTAACTTCTGAATAAATTTAGAGACGCTAACCTCTTCGTTCTTCATTTTATCAAAAAGATAACGGTCAATACTAATACCGTATTTTACTTTTTTATCTTTCTCGTCTTTATAAGGTCTTCCTTTTGTTGTCATATATAATATAAATATACTGAAAGATAAGAAAAGTGCGTTAGAAAGTAAATAATTCTGATAAATTTATTGATAAAATTCCATATATCCCATATCATTATAAAAAAAGACACAAATGGAAAATAAAGAAGATTGTAAGACATGTAAAAAAGGATTATCAGGTACACATTGGTCAATGATTATAGTATCATTCTATATTCTATTCGCAGCAATTTATGGTACAGTTAAATTAATCGGTGAGATTATGTCTAATTTTTAGACCGTTTAAACTTTACGAATAACTTAACAAACAAATCCCCAACACCATTACTTTTAAACCCTTTTGATTTAACTCTTAAGGGTTTTGACGTATCAAAATCTTCGGGTATCTTAATCGATATGTTTCCCGATGGATGAGGTATTTCTAAATTGTCCTTGGTTAAATCCTCCAAAGTTAAAAACGCGTTATACACCAAATCATTTTCACTCTTCTCAAAGTTACTTTCGGGGACCATTTTAACTCGGATAACTAAATTACCATAAACACCATTATTGTAGTCTCCCTTACCTTGCATTTTGAAAAATTGCCCGTCATCAACTCCGTGAGGTAATTTTATTTTAATAATTTCTATGTCGGGCATTGTCGCGCTACCGTTACAAACTCCACATCTTGTTTTAAACACCTGTCCTTCACCTCTACAGTCATTACATGGTTGTCTGAACACTTGGGTAAACAAACCTGTTCCCACCGTCACAGTAGTATATCCACCCCCATTACACTTAACACATGTTTTCTTATCGCCACCTGTACCATTACAAGTAGTGCAACCGTGTTTTCGACTATATGTAATGGTCTTATCGGACCCATTAAATGATTCTAATGTACCGATAGTTATATCGATAACACTATCAGGTGAGGTTCTTCTTCTTGGTTGGTATCCAGAATTAAAGAAATCTTCAAAAGGGTTTCCACCGCCAAAACCTTCGAATGGGTTACTTTTTTGGTTATCGTATTGTCTTCTCTTATTCTCATCGCCTAACGTGTTATACGCTTCGGATATTTTTTTAAAATTTTCTTCAGAACCTCCTTTATCAGGATGGTGTATTTTAGACAATTCTTTATAGACTTTTTTAATTTCGTCTTGTGTTGCATTTTCATCGACACCCAACACTTGATAAAAATTTTCTGTACTCATTTACTTATCTATATATTATTTTTATTATTTTATAATTATTAATTATAATGAACGATACCTACCAAATTATTCTATTTAAGAATAAAGTAAAAAAGAAAATAGTCAATAAATTCAAGACCCATAAAAAGTCCCTTGAGTATTATAAATTACTCGTTAAAAAAAGCGATGAAGTGATTTATGATAAAGTCATGGAAAATGGTGTTGTATCGGAATATGAACTATCTTTGGTTGAGAAGTCTTCATCGTCACCAATATCTTTATATATGAAGGATGATTATGGAAGACAAGTTAAAGTTTCTTTAGATGACTCTGAACTTACCATGATTAACATTACAAGATATCGAATTGAGGAATTGTTTTTAGATTATACAACAAACAAAAAGATTGACACCCGTCAATTTATTAAACAATACTTAGACCCTACAGGATTTAAGTTAATATCAAAACTAAACAATAAAATCATCGTACAAAACGATGATAAATTTAACTTGTTCACATTAAAAACATCCAAGGACTCTGAAAGATTTATCAATATCTTAACAAAAAAATTTAATGATGATGGTAGAAAGGATTGTTTATTGGTGAAGGATTGTTCAACCCCTCAAAGAAAATATCTTTACGAATTATTGGTTAAAATGGGGTTTGAGAAATCTTATCTTCAGAGGAGTTCAACAACTCATCCTTCAAGAAAATAAATTCTGTACCTGATATATCGATTTTGAATTGTGTTGTATTATTATCAAAATTATTTACTTGAGCTTTAGTTTTGTTAAAATCTTCGTTATTTAAACAAAACACCACAACTGACTTTGCTTTTGGGAACATGTCGACCAATGCGTCCGATAACACCGCAAATTTTTGTATTACCCCATTAACACCTTCTTTATTCTTTTCCATAGACTTAATTTTATAATTTCTTTTTTAGGAATTAAATCCTCTTTTTTATTTTTTTTAATTTCCTTAATTAAATCTAATTTATTTTTTTCAAGTGATAGTTGGTCTTTTTTATTTTCTTTTTCCAACCACGCCAGTTGTGTCGATTTCTTCTTCATTGTCAACTAATTCTATTTTGGATTTTTTAATATCAAACTGTAAACTTTTTAAATTACTTAAATTTTGTTTTTCAAATATCATTTTTAACTCATTTACCTTTGAGTCAAATAGTTTTTCTTTTTCTTCTCTTTCAAGATTGTATTTTATAATGTTTTGAATATTACCTGAAGCTTTTTCTACATCTTCTTCAGTTATTTCTGACACAAACGAAAATAATCTTTCGTTAGGTATTGTTGTGGTTTGTTCCATAACTTTTTCCTCATTCACAAATTTTTTAGGTAATTTCCACGTATTCGGAAAACTAACATCAAAAGTTAGATAAGTTTTAATTTTCCTAACAGACTGTAGATAAGGAAATAATATCGAGAATTCTTTATATAAGCTCATAATTAATTTTGTATAAAATAAGTTAAACAGTAGGTAACTGTTAATCCTAAGAAGATAAGTTCCCTACCACTTAACACCAATTTAGTTGGTGGTGTTTGTGATAGGGCGCTTATAAACCTAAAAACCGTTTTTACCACGGTTAATACCGAAAAGATAAATATAAATAAAAATATACTATCTAAATTATTCATTCTCAGCACTTTTTTTTTCTTCCAAAATTTCTTTTCTCAAAGTTTGTAACAAGTCTTTCAACCCTTGTGCGGTTTTTCTAGCACGAGTTCCAGCACTTTTATTTCCTTTGAAGAATTTTGCAACATTCATTGACAATTCTTCTGTCATTGTTTTAATTTGTTCTAAAGTTTCCATTTGATTTTATTTATTAATTTTATTACTGAAAAGTTAATTTTATTTACTCTATAGTAAACAATACACATGTTTTTTTATTTCTCCATATGTTTGTCCAACATCTTATAAATTGAAGATATCATATCAATATCGGACTTAGTAAAGGGTTTTTTTGTGTCAAATAAATCACTAAAAAAATTACCAATAGACTTTCGAATCTTTTCGTCCTTTTGATTGTAAAAGATTTCATCAAAGAATGACTTGAAATAGTCAAAGTGTTCTCCTTTATAATCAAAGATTAATTCTTCTTTCTTAAAATTGTCAACGATTTTATTCCAACACCATTCAAAGTGTCGTTGGTTATCCTCTTCACTTAAAGTGATTTTAGTTTCATTAGATTTTGGTGGTTCCCCTAAGTAAGTGTCAACTATCAAAATATTCAATGAGTGACTAAAATCGGAAAATAACTCCAATTTTTCGGGAATAATATTATTACCCCTGAACCAAAGGTCCACATCTTCGGGGGTTAACGGCTTTGTTATATAGTTAAAAAAATTCTCCATAAGAAATGTCTTATGGAGAAAATATAATAACTATTATTTAAATGTATATTACTGAGTTTTTCTATCGTACGAAATTAATGATTTCATTTTCTCAAACTCTTCATTTAATTTCTTATCTGTTTTTGGTTCAGTTGATTCGGTTTTAATATTTAACCCTTTCCCTGACTCTTGACCTGGTTTATCGCTAACAATAGGTTGAGGTGATTTATTATACGCCGCTCTCTTAGCTTTAGCAAATTTATTTTCTTTTCGTTTTTTATTAAGTTTTGCTCCTAATTCAGTTTTTTCAGCATTTATCCATTCAGGATTGTTTCCTGTTCTTGATGAACCTTCAATATTGTCTTTCATCCAATCTTCATTAGGTTGTATTTCATCGTAATCAAGATTTTCCATACCGGGTTTCATGTAATCATCCAAAAATTCTTCCCCGTCTTTAGAAACTTCGTAAGCCATTTTTTTCATTTTTGCTAATCCACCATTATTTTTTGGAAAATGTTTAGGGTTTGTTTCGTAATCACCTTTAGAACCATCCTTTAAGTAATCTTTCATTTTCTTAGCAACAGATTTGATATAATCATCATTTTCTTTACCAGAGGTTTTAACCGCTCTTTTATATGTTGATAGTCCTTTAGGTTCAGTTAAATTTTTAATGTTAGATTTTACTTTTTCTTTATCCTCTAACACAATTTTTTCAATTAAATCAATCATTTCTGATTCAGATAACTTAAGTATTGATTTAGATTTTTTCTTACTTTCATTACTTTCACCAAACGCTTTATCTAAAGCCCAAGTAGCAACCGATGGTGCCGCCGCAACTGCCATATCCGCGACTAAACCTTGCCATTGTTCATCCGTTTCTCCACCTTTTCTTAACATTTTAAAATCTTCCGCATCAATCTTATTGTTTTTGTTCTTATCGATTCTTTTTTGATTACCGACTAATTTTTCATTCATATTCATCTCCGTTTCAGTTGATTTAGATTTTTTTCTTAACATTCTAAAATCTTCCGCATCAATCTTGTTGTTTTTATTCTTATCAATTCTTTTTTGATTACCGACTAATTTTTCATTCATTGAGAATTTAAACTTGTCTAACCCTCCTTTATCGCTTCCAAAATTTTGTTTATACCAAATACAAGTTTCTTGACTATAGTTTTCACTATCTTTGTTACAAGCCTCTTTAGTCTTACCTAATGGGTCACTATTATCTTCTTGGTCGTTCATATATTCTTCTTCTTCCTCTTCCCCTTCAAAATCTACATCGTCTTCTTCCTGAACATAATCATACTCATTTGAATTATCTAAGTTGTCAACATCGTTGATGCTTTCACCCATATATGATTTACCACACTCCATACACTCTCCTTCATACATACCTCCACCACATTCACAAACTTCAGATTCTTCATCAATTTCGTCCCACTTATTTTTATCTTCAGAACCCAATCCACTGAATTTGAAACGATGACGAGTTGTGCGGCCTCTAACAGGTTTATTTAATAAGTCTTCAATTTCTTCATCAGACATTTTTGATAAGTTAAGTTTACCAAACGTAGGATGGTCATCATCCATACCACCTAACTCATTTACGTTAGATTTAATTTTAGAAACTAAACTATCGGCTCTTTCTTCTAAAGTTTCGTTGATAATTTTACTTACTAAGTTGTTGATATATGTACTGTTAATTTTTTTCATTTTACTTTTTATTTAATAAATATCTTAAAATTTTTATTTGTTGTTATAATATTCGTAAGACAAGATAGATTTAATAACATTTTCACTTATCCCGTGTTTCTTACTTATGTTTTTAATTACTTTTTTAAAGGTTTCATTCTCAAATATGTTCAAGGATTTAATGTCCCCCTGATTACAATATGGAAATTTTTTACATTTCTCTTTTACTTGGACAAACTTACCTCCAGGGATTTGAGTTTTAGATTTACCTCTCCAATCTTTTTTCTTAGTTGATTTCGCCCAAGCGGCGGTAGTTAGATAAGAACCCGCTGACGATGCTCCTGTGGCTTCTTTAGTTTCAACTTTCTTATTGTCAAACTTGGTCATAGTTGGTTTGTTATCCTTACCGACCTTTGGATTATTTTTTTCCGCTCTTCTCTTTTGTTGGGTCATCGCTTTCTTCTCATCCTTATCATATGATGAAGCAACCTTTGGAGTTTCAGATGAAACTTTTTTTGATGGACGACATTTTGGATATGCCTTACCATCAGCATCCTTTCTTCCACAAGGAGGATGTTTTCCGTCAACTTTTTTACTTACATCAACCCACTTCTCTTTAAACCAATTTCTTAAATCTTCATTAACATTTTTGTTTTTTGGTTTAATCCCTTTTTTTTTCATATTGATAGCGATTGCCGCTTGTTGTGCGGGACTTGACGCCTCGTTGAATTCCTTGGATTCATTGGATGATTTTTTTTTCCAACCACCACCGTGTTTCTTATACCACTTAGCGGCAAAACCATTAGCATAAGCACTTGGGTAAACTTTATATTTAGATTTGGCGGCAGCTTTAGCTCTTGACCAAAGAGATGGGTTTGTTGGGGTGTTTTCCCCTTCCATTAAATCTTCAATAGATTCGTTATTCTTTATTGGTTTTGGGGCCTCGTCTGAGAACATTGTTAACTTTGGGGCTTTGAAGGATGTTTGTTTCATTTCATCCATTTCTTTTTTTGTAACCGAAAATAATGGAGCTTCAAAACCTCCTGCTGAACCCACACCTGTCGATTCATTAGATTCTCCACCGATAGAACTGTACATCTTTCCAATAGGAGTTTTTAATTTAGGTGTTCCAACTATTTTGTCAGACACTCCTTTTTTTATTTTTCGTTTAATCACTTGTTCTTTTTTATTTTTATCTTTATTTTCCTCAAGACTTCCAAGAGCGTTGTTAAAATCGTTTTGATTTAGCACTCTTTCGACAGGGTCAACACCGCCAGTTTCAGCAAATTTTTTATTCATCTCAATTTTTAAATTTGTAGTTAAATTTTCGTTGATTTTCATATTAAGCGCTTTTTAATCTAGGAGCCCAATACCCTCTCTGAGTATACATAAATTGATAGAATTCACTGAAAACTCGAATAACAATGTCTTTAACATCCCCTTCAAGTTTTCCTCGTCTAATCTCTTTTGATAAGGTGTCCATTAGTTTATCTTCGTATTGTTTCATAGTATTGTTACCCATAAAATCTTTAATTTCTTTACGAATTATTACTTCAATTTGTTTTTTATCGGTATCAGTTAAAGCCATGTTATTTTTTAAATTTAATCTTCCAATAAATACCTCCTTGGAGTGAAACAGTTTTTGCGTTACTGTACCCAATACCAATTAAATATAACTTATCTTTTTTATCTTTAATTAGAAGAGATGGTCCAACAAAATTTACTAAATTAACTTTATCAAACCCCGCAACACCCCCAATAAATACCATGACTTTAGGTGGTTGTTCTAAATACAATGTTTCTTTAATTGTTATTTTGTTTACATGGGAATCAAATGTTCTGTTTAATATTCTATTTTTAAAAATTGTGTCATTAACGGCAATAAACCCTAACCCCTCAGTAAGTTTAAGTGTATCTTTATAAGGGTATTTAGTATAATAATCTTGTAAAATCGTCGCAGTATCAACATTGGTTGGTACCTGAACATAAACAGGTTTGTCAACAAAAATAACATTACCTTGTTTATAAACAACTTGTGTTACAGGTTTATATATTGTATCAATATCATGTTTAATCACGATATATTTTTTTCCATCAACTTTAATTATTTCTCCTTTATTAGGGTCACCTGTTGAGGTACATGCCCTCATCAATAAAATAACAATAATTAATACCAAGATTAATATTGTTTTTAAGTCTATTTTTTTTAAAAAATCTATCATTAGTCCGAGCTTTTAGTTTTCTTTCTTGTGGCCAATATTGTTGCCCACTTTGATTTAAATTTTTCATAATAAGTCTTTAATTTTGTAACAAATTCAATAAACTTATCATCCATCTTCATCATTTCCCCATCAATATAAATACCGTTCTCTTCTCCAATTGAATATGTAAACTCAACATCAAGGTCGATAATTTTTCCTGACCATTCAACATTATTTGGGTACACATTTAACTTATTAAAATCCACTAAATCAGAGACTTCAGTAACAAACTCATCCATCGTTTCCTGAAAGGCGATTTTCTCGTCAGTCGTTAATTCTAATTCAGTTTGGGTTTTCCCGTGCATTACCAAAATACCGCCCGAAATTCTATAGGCTTGTGTTTTATCTTTCTCGGGAGTTGTTTCCTCCTCATCATAATTAAGTGCGGTTTCAATTTCATCACCAACATTTAATTTTTTAGTAATGTCGCCAGATGTCATATTCACATCTTGTTCAGTTAACATACCGTATTGTTTTTTAATCCTTATCGATTCTTCTAATGTATTAGAATTCGAAAGCATTGTTCTTGACGCTTTCAATAAGTTTTTTATTTCATCATGTGAGTTGCTCATCTTCTATTTTTTTTAAAAATTTTTCAAAATTAAAGGCCGGACTAACATCGGTAAAATTAGAATCAAAATTACTTTTGGTTACCACTCCTTCAAACTTGTCAATACCATTTATTCTCGTATTATGTCCAATAACATTATTCTTTATTCCCAACTCATTAAACAACATTTTACATAAAATAACTGTAGAATCTATTTGTTTTTCTGTGTATGGTTCCCAAAAGAAATAATCTCTCCATTTTTTTTCGAACACATTACCTTTATAAATATCACCAATCCAGTTAACGTAATAATCTTTTAGCGGTTCTTTTTGTAACCACCCTAAATTTTCCAATACAATAACTACCGAATTTCGATTTACGTTAGTTTCGGACAAGAATTTTGAGTGTTCGGTGTTTGAAAGCAAGTTTAATATCTTACCTTCTTTGGTAATAATATAATTTGGAACCTTAGGGTTTTTTCCGTTATACCGAAATTTTAAGGATTGTAAATAATTTTCAATGTTTCTTGAGGTATGAGAAAGAATAATTTGATGTTTCTTTTTCTGTTTACCTACCGGTTTGAAATCTCCATATTTTATTATATCTACCATTTAATATAACTTAAAGGTTTATTAGATTAACTTGATTTACTATAGGTCAATCTTCTAACCCCATCATTAGTTGTTGTTGTTGTAACAATCTGTATTAAGTTCTCTTGGATATCAAAGTATTTAGTTGTTGTTGTTGTAACAATCTGTATTAAGTTCTCTTGGATGTCAAAGTATCGTGATGATTCATATTCTACCATCTCTTCTATCTCAGGACCTTCATAATTGTTCACCAAATCAGTTATTTGAGTCTCTAATTTAATCCCCGGAATGTCTAAAGTTTCGTCTAACACGTCTAAAGTTTCTTCAGGTTTAGACATTACTTCAACTTGGTCGGTCACTTGGTGGGTGCTTGGTGGTTGCTTGGTCGGTGCTTGGTCGGTAGTTAACTCTGTGACAATATCTTCTAATAGTTCTTTAGTAGAGTGAGGTTTGTTATCCTCATACTTAATAAAAAAGTGTAACGATGTTAATGATATGATAGGTAATAATCCTCCTTCCAAAAATGCTAACCATCTTTTAAGTGAAATTACATCAGTAATGTCTGTACCAAACGCCTCCCAAACAGGTGAGGTTAGTTCCACCCAAGATTTAAATAAATCTCCATTAGCATCAATCTCTTTATAAGAGAAGAATATGTTTCCAATCATTTGGATAAATGTGACTAACCCAAACATAAACCATACTCCTCCTTTAATTTTGTTAGTTGCAGCAATCAATGCGGTCATTGCACCAATCTCAATTGCGATAGATAGGTAAATCGCCCAACTTATCGGATTAGCAAGATTATACCAAGAAACAACGTGTGAGATTGAGATAACCGCAACTAAAAGTATCGGGACTAAAAACATGGTTCTATTTGGATTTAATTTAACCCATTCCCAAATTTTCTTCATTTTTCTAAGTCTTTAAGATTTTGTTTAATAATTTTATGTAACTCCATCAATTGTTCTCCTCTATCTTTAGAAGAAATGTAGTTATCATATTCGGCATGAACTTTAATTTTTTCAATTCTAATAACCTCAGAAATATTATTAATAGTGTCTTTTTGACCTTTTACAACAATGGTCAAACTATCAACAATTTTAGTTGTTCTAATATTAACTTTTTCTAATTTTCTAACATCTCCTGACTTGGAACATGAACGGAAAAAGAAAATAACCAATAAAGAGGTTAAGATATGTATCTTATACTTTTTAACAAATTCAATAACTTTTTTCATAATATTTTTCTATAAAAGTAAAAAACCTTCTATCATAATAAATAGAAGGTTTTTGCTTTTTTACATATAGTCGAATAATACCGAACTGTCGTTCCTCAATTTTCGTAAGGCTTTTTCTTTTATTTGTCTCACTCTTTCTTTCGTAAGACTGAAATCTCCACCAATATCCTCCAAAGTTCTTGGTAACCCAGAGATACCAAAGTAATCCTCAATAATTACTTTTTCTCGGTCATCTAAAGAATTTAATAACACCATTAACTTAGACTTTAATAAATCCTTACTGTTGAATACTTCGTCAGGCATATCCGCGTCTTCATTTTTAATAATATCAAATAACGTGTCCCCTTCTTCATTAATACTCATATCAAGGTCAATCATTGACGGTAGTCTTTGGAATTTAGGGTCTAACGTCCCATCATTAGATTCTATCGCCTTTTTAGCTCTGTGTAAGTCTTGGACAACATTGACAGGAAGTCGAATGGTTCTCGCGTTATCATTCAATGATTGTAAGATTGATTGTTTAACCCACCAAACTGCATATGATATAAAACGTAAATCTTTATGCCAATCAAAATTCTTAATCGCCTTCATTAACCCAAAATTTCCTTCAGCAATTAAATCAGGGAAATCTAATCCTTGGTTTTGGTACTGTTTAGCGACCGTAATAACAAATCGCAAATTACCCTCAAGTAATTCTTTATGAACTTTGTCTCTTTGAGCGTCCGTCAATGTTCCAGACTTCATCATCTCCGCCAACTCTTTTTCTCGTTGTGGGGTCATAACTTTTATCCTACGAATGTCCTTAAGATACTGTTGAATTTTTTCTTGATTAATTGGAATTCCTGTGTTTTTGTTTTTCATATTTATTTTTTAGAGTATTCGTTAAGTAATTTTAAATCAGAGTCTGACAACGAAGAGTATCCCTCATCAATTATTTTGTCCAAAAGTTGGTCCATTGTTTTTACTTTAGGCATGGCCTTAGATTTGAGTTGTTCAATATCATCATCATCGTTGGTTATTTCTTCAAATAAAGAATCTAATCCTTTTTCAAGTTCCCCAAACAACAATTTTTGTACCTCAATCTGTTCTTCCTTGGTGTTTTCAACAATTACCTCTGTTTCGTCAGGGTTAAAGAGGTGTTTATCAATACTACTATCCAACCAATATGACATTTTGTCAGGCTCATATGGAGATAAGAAGTAAACAATTCCAGACGCTCCTAAAATAACTTGGAAAAAATCTTGTATGTTTGACATACTTTCAATCGAGTCAAAAGTAAAGATTACGGCCTCATGTCCAAAATAATACTTTATATCTGTTGAGTCAGTTGCTCCAACTATTTCTTCCGCTAAAATTTTTACAAACTTCTCTTGGTCGTTGTGTTTTGCGAAAATGAATAATATATATTTCATATGTTTATCTTTCATTCTACAAATATACAATTCTTTTATTAATTTACAAACTTATTGTGAAACATAACTAACATTATCCTCTTTTTTGATTTTAACCACATTATCCGCCCAATTAGTTACCAATGGATTATGTGTAATAACAAAAATCTTTTCAAAATATTCTTTAATCTTAGTAAAAAATTCCGCAACCATATCTAAATTATCATTAGATATTTTACCGAATACTTCATCGAACACAATTATATTGGCTCTTGGCAATGAACAAATTTTACTTAATACCGCTCTTAACGCTAAAGACGCAATGGTTCTTTCATATCCTGAACCTGACGCCATTAGTTTTTCCACTTGAGTATTGTTATCTATCATTAAAAATTCAACCTCATTCTTATCATTAATATTAACTTCCAATCTAAAATGAGAACTATCCTCCAATAATCTTTGTAATTCAGAATTTATTAATGGTATCATAGTTTTCATAATCATTTTTGAAACACCATTTTTACCATATATTTCCAAGTAAATTTTGTATATTTTTTCTCGTTCAGCTTCTTCACCAATCTTAACAATAGTTTTCAGATTTTGTTCAATCTTATCTTTATACGTTTGAATTTGGTAATCGTTACCGTTCATTTTTTTTGTTGTATTATTTTTTTCAACATCAAGGTCGTCTAAACGTAATCCCGCTTTAATTAATTGTGTTTCGATTTTCTCATTGGACATTATCTTATCTTGTAATTCATAATACTTTGTTAACTTGTCTTGAAGTCCTTTGATTTTCAAATCAAACCCTTCAATACTAAGTTCGTATTTTTCTTTTATTAATTTGTTTTTTTCATATTCATCAAATTCTTTTTTGAGTTGCACAAATGCCTGTTCTTTGATGGTTAAATCCTTCATTAACTCCTCTTTTTGACCTTTATGCGTAATATAACCTGCGAGCTCACCAATTTTTGCGTTTGTAATTGCCGCATTCATTAATTCAATCCCGCAATGCTCACATTTAATGCCGCCCTCAACAGAAGACTTTAACTTATTAATAGAATCAATTTCCGTATCAACACGCACAACATCTTTATAAACCTCTTTGTATTGTTCCTTTACTTCATCGTGCTCGTCTTCATGATAAAAAGACGATGGCTCAACCACCTTAATTTCTAACAATTGTTTATCAACACCTTGTCTCTGATTCTTAAACGTTGTTATATCCGTACTCACATTATCAGGAGAAAGTAAACTAATCTCCTTATCAATATCGGTATGTTTACTCTTTAAAAGATTATCTCGGTATTCTTGGCCCTTAATGATTCGGTCCTGAACATCAATTAAGTCCTTTTGAAGTTGCCCGTTTTCGACATTGAATTCCGATATTTTAATTGTATAATCTTCATTATCCGTTTTTAACTTCTCACTACTATAAATGTTAGACATCATTGATTTGGAGAAATCGTTATAGATTTCTTTTCCTGTGTCTTCTTTCTTTTTAAGAAAATCTAACCCCATAAATCTAGATAACACTTGTCCTCGAGCGGTTGGTTTAGAATCAATTAAATCTTCTAAGTTAGTCGCAGTAGTAAGGATTGTCATTAAAAAATCTTCTTTAGACCCAATAGACGTTTTAATGAACGTTTCCGTTTCTCGTCTCTGTTCTCCTGTAAAGTTTTGTAAACTACCGTCAGACAATTTTTTAAAGAAATCTAATTCAGTCTTAACATTCCATTCACCTGCCTTAGATTTTTTTCGTTCAATGTTTCTAATAATGATGTACTCATCACCATCGATAATGATTTCCCCCTTAACGGATACTTTATTCTTATCGGTGAATCGATTGAAGACCTCTTCGGCTTTGGACGTTTTAGTTGTCTCATTAAAGAATAAGAATAATAGTAAGTCTACAGTAAGAACTGTTTTACCCCCAAAATTTGGTGGGTTAGACTCAACCACGGTAATACCATCACATTTTTCAAAATCCAATTTTTGATTCTCACCATATGAAAGGAAATTTGAGAACTCAATGTTCTTAATGAACCATCGTTTAAATGGACTGGCTTCACTGTTATTAACCAATAATTTATTATCAACAATCCCATCAAGATGAATTACCTCATCAAAATATTTCTCTAAAGATTTTGAAGTTAGATATGATTTAACTAATTCGGATTGGTAATTCTTATCCAAGATATTAAAAGATATGTCGACTGTATGAGTAACGTCATCACTAACCTTGGTCTTAGTAATAACATTTACATTAGTCGTGTTGTATTTTTTTTGGAAATAATGTCTAACACTTTTAATCTTCTCTTGAGTAAAATTTTCTGCGTAGTCATCCCATACGACTTGCACATATGGATTATCTAAAGTTTCAAACTCTAATTCTTTGTTCATTATTTTATAATTAAATTCTATCGCAGGATTAAACAAATCCATTTTATTTTTCTAATTCAGAAATTTGGTCTTGTATTGGTGTAGTAACGTCACCGTCTCTATCTTCAATTGAAAATCCCGAACTATCGTATTTAGGTTCCTCGCTAGTAAGAACATCAATAATATTCTCAGCATTCAATTCATCAGATTCGGTTAATCCTGAGAATTTGTTTTGAAACGCTTGTAGTTGTTGTTCCATCATTTGAACATACTTTTTCTCCATTTGTTTTTTTTCGAGTTTAATTCTCTCGTTTCTTTTTGCGATTTTTGCTCTGTGAGCCTTTGCAGCTTTACCCATGTTATATTGTATTAATTGTTTTGATTATTTTACTGGTCTATTTTCTTCAAACCATTCTACGATTGCATTTATCGCCCATACTGCTCCTGATGATAATATACCATCAAAAAACCATCCACACCATAATGGCATTCCGAATAATGTCATTGTCGGAGAGAATACCACTAATGATAAAAACCAACCGCCATGAAACCCAAAACACATTGGACAGGTCAATATTCCTGATATGAAATGAGCCACCCCATTCAATGGTGCTAATTTATTGTCTCCCCATTTTTGGAAGAAGTTTCTTACTCCCGAAAATATCGATGAGAAGACCATAATGTTCATAAGTCCGTAACTTAAAATGAACCAAGTTAAAATGTTAATTGTCATAATTTATATATTTTTTGTTAGGTTCGACCCCTTCATATACGCCGCCCCTTGATTTATGTTTGTTTGTTCTAATTTTTTGATAGTCCCCTCAAGTTCTGTTATTTTTGTATTTTTATCTGTAAGTTCTTTACGTAGTTTGTTTAAAGTTTCTTGAAGAAGTAATGTCTTATCATTTGATTTTTCTACCTCAATTATAACTTCTTTAATAATTGGTTCTTGACTTTCCAACTGTTGTATTTTTAACAACAGTTCATTTATTTCATTTATTTCATTTTTGTCCCTAATTTTGTCTATATTTGGGACAGAATTTTCTTCCTTTTTGTCGTAAATATATACTATTTTTTCGACAGGAACTTCCACTTTTATCTCTTTAATTACCTCTCTATCAACATATTTGATAACTTCAACAGGTACTTCCACCCGTATTTCTCGGATTACCTCGATTTCCGTCTGTTTTTCACCAATCCCGTCTGTTTTTTCTGAATCTTCACCAATAAGACCATATTTTTCAATATTAAATCCCTTCTTAAAGCACTTATTAATAAATCCGTCAATATCCATAATTTTGTTTAACAAACAAAAATCATAGATTTCTTTGGTGTTTTTAATATCAATGTTATACATTTGTGAGTTTTTCTTTTCCATCAATAATATCCTCAAATGATTTTAATCTAAAAGATAGGAATGGTTTTGAATTTTTCAAATCAACAAAATCATATTTATCGTTCTCTACATCATAAATACCGAATCCATGTTTATTAATAGTTTCTCCAAAGTTCTGTTGGATTGTTGACCCAATCATATATGCCTTCTTACCTCTTGGGATATTGAAGACTTGTCTTTTGTGAATATCTCCACATAAAACTAAATCACATCCGTCAAACTTATCCGATTCAAACCCTGTCTCAAATTTATATCCAATATCCGTAGTTAACCCCTGAACAGGTCCATGGAACAATCCAATCTTTAACCTATTTGATTTTTCAATATCGGGAGGAATGTTATGGTCCATTAATGAATATACAACCCAATCAATGTTTTGGTCTTCATATACTCCTCTGTTTTTTAGATAAACAATGTTCTTATCTTGTAAAGAATCAATGATTGGTGTCAAAGCATCTAATCTTGACATATTATTTTCCAAGAAATCATGGTTACCAATTATCAAAACAGTTTTTGAAATCTTGGAACATTCGGTTAATGTCCAAGCAACAAACTCAATTAACTCTGGAGTCATTTGATTTTTAGAATGAACAAGGTCGCCCGTAAACACAATTCTATCAGGAGCAATCTCTTTAAACTGATTAAACATATCAATAAGAACACCACGATAAAGTTCATGGTCTTTAAAAAGTCTGACATGTAAGTCAGAAAAGTGTACTAATTTTTTTATCATTACTTTTTGTTTTTCTCTTCTTCATACTTTCTACCCCAATAACTAATCTCACTCTCTTTGAATTGTAATTCATCTAAAAGCGTCTCGTTTTGTTCTTTAAGGACTTTAACTTGATTAACTAAAGTTGTATCGGTTTTAGTGATTGTTGTCACATTAACAGGTTTTGTTCTTTTTACTAAAGACCCCATAGAGAGTCCTAAAAAAAAGATACCGAAATACATTAATACTCTACCAATATTATTCATCACATTACTATTCTTGGTGGTTTACCTAAATCATCATCATCTTTAATTGTTAAAGGTACGGAGATAGGGTTAAAATATTGTTGTCGATTTTTTGATAAATTAGAGAATTTCTCAAGGTCAAAGTCATCGGTAACTTCTTTCATTTTTTCCTGTATGGATTCAATGTCAACTTGTTTGATTGTAGTCCAATCTCTATTGGTCATAAATCCGTCTAACCAAACATAAAATTCTTTGTATATCAAGATAATTCTCTATTATATAAGTTTACTAAAATCATTCGGGCAAATTTAAACTCCTTGGCTCTATTTAATCGTAAACCATGTTCCTTAGCAATTACATTTAAGTAAGGTAATACTTCAGTTATTTTCATTTTACCAATTTCCATATTCAAATTTAGAATAAATCAAAATCAACGTTAACATGACCACATTCGATACACATATATGTCGGGAATGGTACAATCGTGTCTTCAGACGCACCTGTCATTAGTTTAGGCACTTTTTTTATCAGTACCACCTCTTTAAAGTATTTTGAGGTACACTTCTCACATTCGACCGTTGGTTGTTGTTTTAGGTCTATTTTTGGTTTAAATAAATCGTCCATTTTATTTGATTATATAGTTTATTGTTAATCCTTTTGGGAAATTATTGTCCCAAGTTGTAGTGTATACCCACGTTAATGTTATATTACTTTCCATGTTAAAGTATAGTCATTTGGTTTTACTTAGTCAAATACTTTTTCATATCCATATTCAATATGGTTTGTTGGACTTCTTTTGGAACTCGGAATTCCTCATAGTCACCAGTGTCTTTAACAAGAACAACAATACATCCATAAAGTTTGATGTTTTCATATTTAGAACCTTGTAACATTTTAAGTAATAATTTCCCATAAAACGGTAATTGTGTGAAATAGTGACCTAAGGCGTTGTTTGGGTGTTTTTGGAAGGGGTACTTCATTCTTGTTGTAAAATGACTTTCTTCAAAATTCTTTTTTTTGTTACTCTTCCAATCAGTACAGATTAAACCAATTTCCGTTTTATCTTTATTCTCAATTAACCACATTTTATCAGGTTGACCTACGTAAGATAATTCCGGGTCACCTAATACAATCTCCGTATCAATTAATACCGCCCCTCTTTCTACCATTAAGTTTAAATAATCGGTTCCGGCAGAAACCATAGAGTCGCTTTTAAGTATTTGGGTAAAATCACATTCAAAAATGGGTTGTCTTACTTCTTTATAAGAACCAAACATTTCAATAGTTTTCTTTTCCAACAGGTAATGAACTCTACTACCCATATTTGTTGAGTAGTCTCCCGCAGCTTTCCACTCATCAAGTAATTGTTGTTGAACTTCGGGGTCTCCTTTAGCCTTTCTTAAAGAGATACCTTCACTGTCAAACTCCTCGTAAAAATATTTCATTACCTTACTTACTGAAGGGTAGTTATCTCTAACTTTACCATCCAAGTCTTTCATGTAGTAAGTATGAGTATCTTCAACAAAGGTTAAATCTAACTCTAATCTTCTTTTCTCTAAAATCTCTCTGATTTCTTTTGCAA